GTACTCGCTACTGAGTAACGAACGTTCTTTCCCCTCCTCGTCTATCCCGTGGAAAGCCCCGTACTTTAAAAGGGTTTCCTCTGCTTGTTGTTTAACCCATACCTTTAGTGTTTTAGTAACTTTTCTTTCCATCTTAAGCTCCCTTCTCTGTTAGCTGTTCGTATAAGTCACACAAGTCGCTGTGAACCTTTTTTAAATCTTTTAGGTTAAATGTATCACATGCCCGATTGAACCTCGTATCAAGCTGCTTATCGATGCTGTGAAGGTCTACCTTCGATAGTTCCTCTATGCCGTTTAATATGACTAAGCATAGGCAGCGAGTTATTTTAACTTTATCGTGGTTTGTGCGTTTAGCTTTCATGCTTTTCCTTTCCGGTAAACTTTACCAGTTAACTGATAGTATTCATTTTTAAGTTGCCCTATGTCTGCTGGTTTACCTTCAATTAACTCCCTGAACTCTTTAACCTCTTCTTCGTATGAAGTGCACCACGATAAGTGCATAGGTTCGTAGGTTATTGATAAACGCGTTGGTTCGTAGGCTAGTATTGCCGCTTTATTTGCTTCAACGTTACCTTCATGTATCTGGTGCCCTACGCGTATTATTTCACGCATAAATTCTACGTCTATATTCTTATGCTCGGCTATCTTCTCAACTGTTAGATAGTCATTTCTGTATTCTAGATACAGTGATTGAAGTATTTTGTTTAGCTCTGGCACGTTAGTCAGTTTGTACATGCTATCCTCTTTTTTAAAATGGTCTATCGTCTGGGTCAAAAGTTGGCTGCATTTTTAGTGCTTCGTCTGCTATCTCTTCATAAACTCCAAACTTCTCTTTGTGCCACTTAGCACGCCTATTGTTATCTATTTTATGGATAACTTTTAACGTCTTCGCTAACGCTAGATAGTCAGTGTCAGGTTCGCTTAATACTTGTGCTACATGCGCGTCTAAAATGTCTTGGATAATTTCAAGCTCTTTGCTTGATAGTGCTTTAATTTTCATATTATCCTCTCTTAAGTAATTTGATTGATAAAACTGCAAAGCATACAAGCAATGCGGTAATGTTAAAAAGTTCTGCGCTCATGTTAGACTTCCTTTGATTTAATGAATGTTAATAATTGTTTAGCTGAGTACATGGCATTTTCAGTGTGCTTGCGTACCCACGAAGTAGTTTTAGGTGAATACTTAAAACCATTGCGCTTAATTGCTTCAATGATCTCTTTGCTTGGCTTCTCATCGTGGTGGACTATAACTCGGTCGTTATCTATGAATATTTTGCCGCCTATGAATGTCATGTCTTCAAAGTCTGATTTTACTTCTATGCGGTTTTTCATAGTTTCTAGTTTCTTGTTACGCTCTCTGATCTTAGTGGTCAATGAGGTAACTTTATATGATGGAAGTGACCCGTTACCCCACTCAAGGTCAGTGTGCATACGTAGAGTGTATAGGTTATTTGCCTTAAGCCATTCAACACGCGCCTCTGGTGTCTTGAGCTTGTTTACCAACTTGTACATGTCGCGTCTGATCTCAAGGCGCTCAATTTCCTCTAACGTCTTATCTATTTCTGCTTCGGGGCTTAGGGTGCGCTCTCTGGTGGCTGCATTGATATACTTTTTACGCCAATGATCGAAGTCGCTTAATGCTCTGTCTCTGCTATCCCATGCCTTGCCATTTCTGCGGTTGTTGAAGTTCGCTGGGCCTGTAATCATGGGACTTGCGCACCGTGATTGTCGGGCAAAAATAAGCATTACGCGCTGGCAATACTTGGCTTCGTAGTTTCCTGTAGAACCGTTTGCATCCATGAGAGTTTTAAGGTCGTCTGATAGTTGACTGTCATAGTGGTTAAAGTCTGCCTCACCACGTTTCTCTGGGCTAAATGATGTCCACCCGTAGGATTGAATCATGATTTGTTTGTTGAGTGTGCTCATATTGTATCCTTTGTTTTGGTGGTTTTTTAGTATGTTTCTAGTGTAGGAAATTTCTTATTGAGCTTTAACGCTCCAACTTCGATTATCTCCTCAATGTAAAAGCTTAAGGTTTCACTGTCTGAAACTTTTAGCTCTAGCCTATCGTCAAATATAAATGGTGTACCGTAGTTTACTATTATGTCCTTTAATGCTTGTTCGTAGCTTGTGGCGGTGAACTCGCCTATCTGATTAAAACTGTGGTTAGCGCGTCCACCACTTATAGAAGTGTGCTCCTCCCCAGTTACGGCAAAGTCAATCATTTGCATTACTGTGATTTTAAGTTCCATAATGTACCCTTTGTTAATTAACTAATTTATTAATCTGCTTTCGATAGAAATGCTTGGATTGCTTTATAAGTGTGCTTGATACCCAGTACTTTGCAGGTGTTTTTAATCGATAGGTTATCTTTGTCAAAGTTATCCTGCGCAATTGCTACGCACATAAGGTTAAAAGTATTCGCTAGGCTTGTACCGTTTTTATAGGCTTCATACTTATCCGCATACTGAGATTCTAGCTCGCAAAAGAATACGTCTGCGAATCGTTCGAATTGCACTTCGTTAATATGCGCCAATCGAGTCATGCGGTACTCTTCGCTTCCTCCAATTGACTTTTTATTAGTTAGTAGTGCGTATGCTTCAAAGTCTTCGGCTGCGGCTTTTACGTTAGCTGTGAATTGCTCACTAGCTCCTAGTGTATTGCATACAAGATCAAGTGAGGTGGCTTGCGTGGTAAACTGGGTATGCCCGTAGATTGTTATTACGTAGAGTTTCATTTTATATCCTTTGTTTATTTGTTTATTTAACTATTGCCGCATCAATTGACCGAATAACTTTGCCAGTTTCCATTGTGTACTCGCCTACGCTTATACATGCTTTATTTTTAAGCATGATGACCACTGATGAAAGGGAGTAGAAACAATCTTTTGAAGCGTTTTCTGGCCATATCTCTATCGATTGAATGTCATTAATTAGAGGTGCGAGTCTGTCACTTATATAAATTGAATTGTACTGGAAGTTTTTACCGTACATGACTGTAGCTTTAAAGGGTGCTTCGATAGCTCCTATAAATTCGTTCCATGTAACATCTTTACCGCTTATTTTGTGCCTTTCGGTATATCCAAGGGAAATACTGCCATCTTGCATTACGTGAATTGTTTTTAGGTTTTTAGTCTTGATCTTCATTTTATATCCTCATTCTTATAGTTTCTGTAGTTACATTAGGCAGCTCAAGGTGAAACATATCTAAGCCTGTAAACGTTCTACATATGTACTCGCCTGCGTGCGTGTACCAAGTCATACCGTTAAAAGTTTCAATGTCGCCTGACAGAATCATCTCTTTGGTCAGAGCTTTAACTTCGTTTAAGTTGTGTGCTGTATTTTTCATTTTATACCCCTTTGTTTATTTGCTTATTCTTTTAGCTAGTTTTAGTTCACGTTTAGATTGTTTTGCAGCGTCGATAAGATGACGCTCGTATTGTTTATGCTGAATTTCGATGCGCTTTTGAGCGTCCAGTGAGTCGGCTTCCATGCGCTTGTATTGCTCATTTAATAACTCTTCACGATGAGGCATATAGTCCACGTTATCAATGCCCACGCAGTGAGGGTGCGCAAGGATAGCGTCCAGCTTGCTAGTGTTCATCTTAGACCAGTTTGTACCGCGCTTGTGTCTGATGTTCTTGCTCATGGGTCGCCTATTAGTTAAGTTAAGTTAAGTAAATGGTTTGTAGGTTACTATTTAGACTAGGCTATTTTTAAGGAACTCTTCTGACCTAGCTATTTCAGCTATGCAAGCCATTAATTCAGCTTTAGTAATAGTTACATGTAAATCTCGCCCTTCAATGTCAGTGTTTATGGCCACGATAACTGATAGCGCACTGCGACTAATTACTTGCATACCACTATCTGCGAGTGTCCTGACATGCCTACGGATGGACTTGTTCACTGTTTGAATTTTCATTTTATAGGTCCTCTAGGTTAATTAATACTTTAAGTGCTTCTTCTAGTTCAAGCCTAGTGAAAGTAATGAGTAAATCTTTCCCTGCTCCGATAGTGGGTACTGATAGGGTGACCGTAGTAGCACTGCTTTCTATTATCCTTGACGGGCTATTGGCTATCAGTTTGGTCCTTTCTCGTTCGCGGGTTCTAGTTATAACTTTCATTTGTTGGTCCTTGTTGGTGTAGTTTGCGGTGCATTTTATATGCTTGACATGTATAATATCAGTTGGTGAAATAGCTGTCAAGGCTTATTCCCGAAATAACTAAATCGCGTTTAAGGGATGAAATTTTTACAGTAAATAGGGGTAAATAGTTTACATGCGGCATGTTAGTGAAAAAGTGGTTCCTGTTATCCATGCTTTAGGTAGGGTAAAATGGTACCATGTCGATTGTTTAAATATTAAAAAATAATAGTGGTGCTTAATAAGCTAATAAGGAAGTTGATTTATATATATCCACAGGTCTTTTACACACGTAACGGGGTTAGGGCACTTAACTAGTTGATATCTGTATAGTACGTATATTCCAGCAAACTTCCACCGCTAACTCCCTGTAATCTCATTCGAAGTCATTGACAGCGAAACGCGAAAGCCCGTCAAGTCCTGTCAAGCCCTACAAGCGGTCCATTTTCAGCCTATACCTTGTCAAGCATGCTATCCTGAAAGCCTCGCCTCGGCAATCCTGCGAGGTCGTTATTTGCATTGCACTGCATAATATCAACTCTCCAAGCCCATTTCCATCAAAGCTCCTGTAAGCCCGTGAGCGCGTCCCACTAACCTAGAGGTAGGTACACAAGCACTGCACCGTAAAACTACCACCTAGTCAATCCTGCGCAGCCTGTGAACCTGTGAACCTGTGAACCTGTGAACCTGTGAACCTGTGAACCTGTGAACCTGTGAACCTGTGAACCTGTGAACCTGTGAACCTGTGAACCTGTGAACCTGTGAACCTGCTCCAGTGTCAAGCTGAGAGAGTGTCAAGCATGGCACGCTGTCAAGCATGTTACGCTGTCAAGCTGGGATAGAATTAATTGGAGCGTGCTTGACTAGAGGTGCGTATATTACATGTAAACGGTTGGGTAGGTAGAGGTGCGTATATTACATGCTGGAGAGGCGGTCCCCCCTTTTGCCGCACGCGCAGGGGGGTATACTCCCACCCCCCTTTAAATTTTTGGCTATTTAAAATACTGCCAAACAGGGTACTTCCATAAATTTTTGGCTATTTAAAATACTGCCAAACAGGGTACTTCCCTAAACTTGTTAAAAATTTTTGGCTATTTAAAATACTTGTTAAACAGGGTACTTCCCTAAACTTGTTAAAAATTTTTACCGCCCATAATTTTTACTTGACTATGTTTTAACACTTGAAATAAGCTGAACATGATTTCAAGGGGAATACCTTCTAGCTAAACTCGTAAGAGAGTTCTGATCGAAAGATCGTGGGCATACAAAACGAGAGGCGAAAAGGATGTATAACTGGACCATGTGTAGATAACCCTAAGGGCACATGCACCGACCTGATGGTGAACAATCAGCCTTGCAAGTGGGCGACTGGATCGGGGAACACTTGCACCTTAAAGTCTCTTACCTTATACCTCCGTGCAGGCAGTAGTATACAGTAAGAGGCTTTTTTATCTTTTAAATTCAGTTTGGCCAGATTCGTCTATCGGAGTACTAATCTACTAATAAACCGTAGGGCAGTGTGTGAGCTTCAGTAGACGGGCTTGGTCACTTTACACCAAACCTCCACCAATTCTAATTACTTGATTACTCAAACTATCCCATGATACCATTTAGTATGGAATATGATCTGGTAGAATCCCCTAACATTACTGATCTTATCGAAGACAGTTTAAGGCCTACGTTAAACGCTAACCCTAAGCTGCGTAAGTTCGTACGCGCATACGAAGGCGACTTGGTGTACGCCCTCAGGATCGCAGGGTATCACGGTACAGACATTTCACTACAAGCAAAAGGCATGGAGCTACTCAAGCGCCCAGACATTAAGCAAGCAATACTCAATCAAGTAGCTAAAACAGATAAACGAGAAGCAAACCTACTAACTAAAATAGACAGAATGGAATTTTTAGCATCGGTAGTGCGAAACTCAGACCCATTTGAGCGCCCAGTTAAAGACGACTATGGACAAGAAGTAGCTCCCGAGCCTACAACCATGGCACTGCGCCTCAAAGCCCTAGACATGTACAACAAAATGGAAGGCGACTACCACACAAACGTACACGTAAATCATGAAGTCAATATTACCGATTTAATACTATCCTCCTATACAGACGTTACTAGGCCCATAGAAGCCATAGAAGCAGATTATACCTCTACAGACGACACACCCATACCTAAATTAGAAACATTAGGACTATAACTTTGAACAATCCTAACGACATATTTGACCTACTACTGGCACCTAGAGTAATACCTACTCCTACAGAAGTAACATCGAACGTATTAGTATTTGAACCAAAGTATGCAGAAGTACCAAAGCAGTCTTCACTCAATGAAAAGTTTAACTCAGCAGCGCCACTTAAAATATCAATAGCAGAAAAACTTAGACTATGGCGACTAAGGTACAGATACTTCTTCGAAGAAGTATTAGACATGGAGTTAGACGACTGGCAGGTAGACTTTGTAGAGAGCTTTTTAAAGAATGAACGTACAGTGGCCATTGCATCAAAAGGCGTAGGTAAAACTAAGCTACTAGCAGGATGCGCACTGTACATGCTAGTGCTATACCATGAACCTAAACTTGCAGTAATGTCAGTAACTAAAGATCACTTACGAGATAACTTATGGGCAGAAATACTTAAGTTTATAGAAAAGTCTCCATTCTTAAAGTCGATATTAGATAAGAGTGCTACACGGATTAGCTTTAAAGGGTCTGACGTAGCGTTCATTGCATCAAGATCAATACCTAAAGGGTCTAACGAAGAAGATATGAAGTCTGCTCTGGCCGGACTTCACGCTAACCACGTAGCGTTTTTTGTAGATGAAGCTGGGTCTATGCCTGATTCACTATGGGATACTGCAGATGCAATCCTAGCGAATGAAGATTTACACCCGACTATACCAAAGTTCGCTAGGATACTTGCATGTGCAAACGCAGAGATGCCTAGAGGACTATTCTATCGGGTATACACTTCAAATATTGCAGGTAACAAGTCCGTAGAAGCAATGCAGTGGAACATGATAAATATCAGTTCTGACCCACTAGACCCTAAACGCTCAAAGCGAGTATCAAAAGCTTGGGCACAAGGGGTAATTGATAAATACGGTGGACGAGATCACCCAGTAGTAAAAATTAACGTACTAGGGATATACCCAGATACTTCACAGGAGCTATTCCTATCGGAGTGGGAAATTGATGAAGCAATGCGGCGCAGTTATGACGACCACTTAGTAGCTCACCATGAACCTTCCATGGGGGTAGACGTTTCTAGGGGTGGAGATGATACGATAATAGTCACCCGTAAAGGGCTTAAAGTGTACCCATTTGTCCAAGTTAAGCCGGGTGCCGATGGGCATGAAGTAGGACGGGCAGTAAAACGTGAGGCCTTTGCACGTAGAGTAAACAGGGTAAAAGTAGATGGAACTGGAGGCTACGGGCTATCAGTAGTAGATTATTTAAAAGCAGAAGGGTCCCTAGACGTAATATCTATTATATACAACCGAACTGCGACTAGACCCGAAAGCTTTAATAACATACGTACAGAAATGTACTGCAAAATGAGGGACTGGATTAGAGCAGGTGGGGCTCTACCTATGGACCCTATGCTCAAAGAAGACCTACTTGCACCAAAGCTAAACATCAGAGGTTCAAGGTTTGAGCTAGAGCCTAAAGAAGAAATACGCAAACGACTTGGACGCTCACCAGATAGGGCAGATGCACTAGCACAGACATTTGCAGAAATGAATACTCTCGAAGAAGGTACGTTAGATACTGCCCAAGACCCTGATACTTATGATGAAGAGGGCAACATTAGACCGCTAGACGAAAGGATTTTACTAAGAACTCTTAGGATGCGACAATCTAGCAGTAATGAGGGTAATCATAAATCTAATGACACAAATGCTAGACATAATGTAAACTCTAAACATCTATCTTAAAATGAGGGTTATATATGGCAACTAAAAAGAAAGCAAGAAGAGTATCAACAGTGTTCGGTAAGCAGAAAGTAATGACTACTCCCGAAGTTGCTGCAAAGATTAAGTCGGGGCAAATTTCCCCAGACACGCATACATTTTCACAGAATGACGGATCAGTTAAATTTGCTCCTAAACGCAGAGCAGTAGTTGGTGGAAACGGGATTATTCCTACGGCAAATAGTGCTGCAGGTAGCATAGGTGCATCAGCAAATAGTGCTGCAGGTAGCATAGGTGCTGGGTACAACAGAGCTACAGGTGATGCTCCAGTATCTAACAAAGCTTCAGGCAGCATGGGTGCTGGAGCTAACAGAGCTACAGGTGATGCTCCAGTATCTAACAAAGCTTCAGGCAGCATGGGAGCCGGGGCAAATAGGGCCACAGGTAACGCGCCTACGTCAGACAAAGTGCCCCAAACAGGAGTACCTACTACCGATAAGGCCACTGGCCAGCCGATAACTCCTGCTCAGAAAGTACAAATGCAAGAGCAGCAAGCTATCAAAGTAGCGCCTTTCAAAGCAGACCTAGCGGCATTATCCACCCAGATTAATGACTTAATGTCAGGGCTTGACTCCGCAGAGGACGATGACCAAATAGGTGTTATTAGACAAAAAATTGACGCATTTAAATCAGCTATAGCCTAAGGGGTACGCAAATGTACACGTATAACTTATCTGAAGTTGAGTTTTTAAGAGCTGACATGGTGAACGAGCTGCAGGAATACATGCCTGAGTTTAGGCTTGCGGCAGCGTTTACTAACCCTAGATCAATTAAAAATCCCGGTGAAAAGCTACATCGTAAGATAGAATCAAAGGTATTAAAAAATACCGCAGGTATGGCACTTAGAACGGCCACCGCAGGTATGTTTAACGGGGCTACCCCTAAGACTAGACCTTGGTTTACTTCGGTAGTGTCTAACCCAGTAGTAGCAAGAACTACGGCAAATAAACAGTTTACTACCCGTGAAGATGCAATAATTGCAGAAGTAATGCAGATAAATAATACCTACCGCGCATTACCTCTCTTATATAAAGATACCCTACAGTTTTCTACTGGCGCTTGTATGATGTTACCTCACCCTATATACGGGTCATGGTTGTATCCTCTAGCTACTGGGACGTACTCTTTTTCATGTGATGCTGAGGGCAATCCCGAAATGTTTTGCCGTGACTTCGTGTACACAGTTAAACAAGTAGTAGACTCTTTTGGTACAGTTGGAGTAGACGGGGAGCCTATCTGGGATAACTTCCACCCGTACATTAAAGACTGTTATAATAAGTGCCTGTTCAATGAAAAGGTTTACCTTACTACGGTAATACTCCCGAATAAAAAGTGGCAACCGTTACGAGAAGACAAGTTAAACCCTACAGACCGAAAGTACCAAGCGTACACATACGTACAACGCTTTGGCTCCGCTTCAGGTAGATTCTCTGGACTTTCATCGAGAGAACTTAACCGTGACAGAAAGGACGTAGTAGGCAATAACGGGTTTTTGAAAGTGGCAGGGTTTAGTTATTTCCCAGTGATTATTTCACGGTGGGAATTGCTGGCCGAAGAAAACTTTGGTGCAGGAGCCCCTACGCAGCTTGCCCTTGCAGACATTATGACTTTCCAAGAAATGCAAAGAGCAAGGCTTAATGCTATCGATAAAATGGTAAGACCTCCTATGGTTGGACCTGCTAGTATGAAAAGACACCAGTCTTCTATTCTTGCTGGAGGGATTACGTACGTTGAGGATAACCAGTTAGGAGCCTCATTCAGACCCGCTTTCGAAGTTAGCTCACGCATATCTGACCTAATTGCAGACCAAGCAGAATACAAGGACATTATTGACGAGGCCTACTACATTAACTTGTTCATGATGTTAATTGGCCAAGACTTAAAATCACACGTATCTGCCCAAGAGATAAATGCCCGAGCGGCAGAAAAGCTACAACTTTTAGGCCCAGCACTATCGCAGTGGGACTTTGATATAGGGTCTAAGTTAATTGGTAACAATAGGCATATACTTAGAGAGCAAGGAAGGCTTCAGCCTCTACCTAGAGCAATGCTAGAAAATATGGGGGCAGGAAATGTACCTATAAGAGTTGAATACGTTTCTACTTTGGCACTAGCGCAGAAAGCGGCTAACCTAAATACTATGGAAAGATTCATAGGGATTGTAGGTACGATAGCTGAAACTACTCAAGACTTAAGCGTTATTAAAATTATTAAGCCAGAACAGTATTTACGAACTTATGGGGATTCTATAGGATTAGACCCTAACCTACTTTTAACTGAAGACGAGTTTGCCAGTGCTAAAAAAGCTGAAGCTCAAAAGCAAGCAGAGGCCCAACAGCAAAACGCTTCAATGCAACAGTCAGAAGTAGCTAAAAACCTATCTCAAGCAAAAATTGGCGAAGGGTCAATGCTTGATACAATGATGAGCGCATCGAGTTTATAATGAGCTACATATCTAAAGTTATTGCTACAAAAGACGGGCGCAAGTTCATTAATGAAGTGCTGTCCTTTTGTGGAGTGTACCAGTCGTCTGACGGAACTGCTAATGACCTATTAAGGAAAGAAGGCAAGCGTCAGGTAGGGTTACACATACTAAGTTTAATTAAGGAAAAAAATGACAGGACGCACCTATATTCTATGATGGAGGAAGCGTACCTCGCTAACAAGGAGAAAGAAGATGAGCAAAGAGAATCAAGCAAACGTAGCCGAGAAGATCACGACTCCGGAACCAATTTCAACTACCAGTACTACACCGGAGATAGAAGCGACGACGAAGGACACGACTCTGGAGAAGGACTTAACCTCTAATGCAGGCATTATCGAAGAAGCAGTTTCTACCGAAGTACCCGTAGAAGTTGCAGCGGTAGAGGCCGCTACTGAAGTAGTTGCCGCTACTGAAATAGAGCCGTATGAACTATCTCTAGATGAGGAAAGCCCTCTGACAGATGAAGAGTTTGACGAAGTAGTACAAGAGGCAGAACGTCTTAAACTTGGTAAAGAAGATGCTGAAAAGTTAATCAAGATGAGAGAGTACTCCCACAAAGCTAGTACTGAAATATTTGAGAAGTCTATCCAAGAACGTAACGATAACATGGTTAAAGAATACAAGAGCGATACCGCGCTACACACAGTAGAGGCCAAGCTTTCTCTACGTGAAGCAGTTAAAGCTTTTGGAGGCGATCCATCTTTCAAAGAGATGTTTAAAGACCCTTCTATGAACTTTAATGTACCTCTTGCTAAGTTCCTTATCTCGGTAGGGGATAGAATTAGAGGCGGCCAAGATACTCTTCCTACTAAGAAAGGTAGCAGTGTTATTTCGGACGATGCGTCAACGTTAACTAAGGCAGCGAACAATTTTTATAAAGGTATGTAAAAAGGTTGTTGACACAAATATAGTATGCAAATACCATATAAGTACTAAGTGCTAATTGCCTAACTAAACAAAGGTTAAATATATGTCAATCGTATCACAAAATTATTACTCGTTCAAAGACCTAGCTCTACAAATGGGTAAAGATAGCTCTGAAGCAGACGTTATCAACATGGCTTCACGCAATAAGCCCATCCTTGAAGATGCTTTGGCGTTACCTTGTAATGATGGTACGAAGCATAAAACGTTAATCAAGAAAGGTTTACCTACGTATGTGTTGAAAGCACTTTACGGCGGTGTTCCTGCTTCACGCGGTAACAAGATGCCAGTAGAAGATACTTGCTCTGTTATTGCTTCTGCTGCAGAAATTGAAACTGATTACATTGATATTTTTGAAAAAGCTGAAGATAAAAAATCTGCAAGACTTGAAGAAGCTTCGGATCACATTGAGGCCCTAGGCCAAGGTGTAGAAACAATGGTTATCTACGGTAACTCTTCTTCTAACCCTCGCGCTCCTAGAGGGCTAGTTCAACGTTACTCTTCTCTTACTGCTGAAAACGGTAAGAACATTGTACACGGTGCTGGTACAATTGGTGGAGGAGACTCTGGTAAGTGTACTTCAGTTTGGTTCATCACTTGGGATAGTTGCACTATCCACTTGATCTACCCTAAAGGTGCTAAAGCTGGTGTTGACCAGAAAGATAACGGCAAGATTAATAAAGAAGGCCCAGAGGGTACTTACTTTGTATTCCGTGACGACTTTTCTTGGCATGTAGGGGTTTCTCTACGTGACTGGAGATACGTAGTTCGAGTTGCAGGTATCAACACTGAAGACCTACTTGCATTTATTAACGCTCAAAAAACATTCAAGTACTACTCTACTGCAAATGCTTTAACAGCTAATGCCAACGTAGCTGATGGTTCTGGTGCAGACGTTCAGTCTACTCTAGTGTCGGAAGCTGATAACGTTGCAGGATTGTTCAAGCTTGCTTACTACCAGCATGAAGGTCGTAACCAGCAGAAAGGTAAGACATACATCTACGCTAATACTATGGTAGTAGCTGCACTAGACTTCATGGTTGACTTAGGTCTACCGGGATTTTCTAGATCAGAAATCGAAGGTGGTATGGAAGTTCTTAAGTTCCGTGGTATTCAAATTAGAGAATGTGCGGCGATCCTTAACACTGAAGACCCTCTACAATAGTAGTGGTCCTAGTATAATGTTTTATAATTTTAAACAAAGGTAACTATATGTATCAAGATTTACAGTCGAGCTTCACAAAAGATATGGCCTCAGCTACTAATGACTCAGCTCAGACGGTAGTGGGAGCTTTTGGAGTAGCAATCTTGTCTAAGAACGTTTTAGACATGGGCGCTCCTGCGAATGTTAAGAGAAACTCTCTTAGCCAAAACGCACAAGTTAATAACTTTAACGCAGCTAACATCCCAGTACGTATCCAAATTGTAGAAAAACTTTTGGGCGCTACTGGCGGTATCAAAGTAGACATAGTAACTGATTCTGCTTCAGACCTAGTTACTGCTCCAGTAGTTCTTTATACAACTACTATTCCACTTGCTGAGGCGTTAGTGGGTAAAGTACTTCTTATTAAAGACCTACCTATGGGTATCGTTAAGCGTTACGTAGGGATGAAGTTCACTCCGTTAACAGCTAACTCTACTGCTGGTAAGATTGACGCTTTTATCTCTTCTGATACAATTTCAGACGACAACTAAAAACAAGACTTAACATTAATAGGAGGGCGAAAGCTCTCCTACTTATACCTTAAATTCATACGGAGAAATTATGAAAAAGTTCATTGAAGTAACTGGTACTCTTCGCGCACCTGCATACATTGGCAACATTTACTACATGGGTGGCGAAAGCATTACTATGAATGTGTTGGTAACTTCTGCAAAGAGTCTTGCCCCTGAAGTGGTAGAACTATCGGAAGCTTCTAACGCACTAGTTGAAAAGACTATTAAAGAGTTAAAGGCTGACGTTAAAGCTGCTAAAGCTCCTACCAAAGCTCCGGCCAAGGCTCCTGTAAAAAATGATAATAAGTCAGTAGAAAGGGAAGTTCCCCTAGTATAATTTTATAAACTAAAGTAGGATTGTAGCTATGAACAAGAATGACATTGCTAACTTAGCTACATCCAATTTAGGTCAGACAATTAGAATAGTTGACTTTGAAACTGATAACTCACTAGCTGCCAAACTTATACAGCAGTGGTGGCGAATATCCCTACTAACTTTCCTTGAGTCACACCCTTGGGCATTTGCTACCTCATTCGCAGCATTGCCCGTAGGACTTTCTACCCCTTCCGCTGGGTACGCATACGCTTACACTAAACCTGCAGACGCACTGGTTATTAGGCGAATTGCTCCGAATGGAGTATTCCCTAAGGCCGAAATACAAGAAGAGTACGCCCTTAGATGGCGCGAAGTTAACGTAGGTACTGGTACTGAAATATGGAGTGACGTATCTGAAGCTCACGCAGAGTACACCGTAGCTCTTGGTGATAACTATGACTTCCCTATCTACTTCGCTAGAGGGTTAGCGTATCAACTAGCTATCGATATTGGACCCAAACTTATTACCCAGAACTGGCCAAAGATTGTTCAGAACATTATGCCTATGTACCAGTCTGAAATGCAGAAGGCCATAGCTAAAGATATTGCACACCAACCTGAAAACTATGAAGGTAACTCTTCGTTCATTAATGTACGGGGGTCATACTAATGGCTACATGGGGTGAAAATTCTTCGTACCAAGGGGCTGCATCAGGTGCAGCTACAGGTGCTGTGTTTGGCGGTCCTATGGGTGCTCTAGCTGGAGCAGGGGTAGGATTTGTCGCAGGCGGGATAATGGGTGGCAGTCAAAAAGATGCTGCTAAAAGAGCAGAGGAAGATAGGCAGAGAGAAATTCAAAGAGCTATTGAACGACAGAACAAAAGTGAGTTTAACGCTAAATCTCAAGCTGAACAATGGGCTCTAGCAGATATAGGAGTAGGTGGACAAGACAGAGCATTAGATGCTCAGGCCAACACCAAAGACCTTACACAAGACGTAAATAGGGCCCAAGCCGAACTAGATAGACCAGCACGTAGGTTACGCAAACCGGACAAGTACTTAGGCGCTTTTGGGAAAACTACTTCCAGAGGATACGAGAAGAAAGACATTGCAGGCCTTACTCGTAACGTTAACGCTGCTACTAATGCGTTAAACATTAATGAAGGTATACTTGCAGGATTCAATGACGGTGAACCCAGTAAATATTAAAGGATTATATGTCAGGAGAAGCCCAACAGCTATCATTCATACAAGGGGAAATTTCCCCAGAGTTCTACTACCGAAGTGACCTAGCTAGTTTTAATAGTTCCGTTTCAAAAGCTTCCAATGTTAGACTAGGCCCATTAGGAGGGCTATCAAATAGAAACGGCAGTAGGGTAGAAATGTTACCTGCTTCTGCAGCAGCTATAGTAACCAATCTTAAAAGTTCAAATGACTATGTAGCTTGTGTTTTCCAGCACTATATAACTAAGGCTATATTTAAACTTGAAGTATTCAACAACAACGGGGTAGTAAAAATATACTGCAACGGAGAACTGGATACCGAGATATACGGCCCACTGGCAACTCCAGTAACTATGAACATAGCCGGAGATATACTTACAGGCATTAAAGGGCTTCACTTTGTACTTCATAATGACCTAATAATATTTTCTAAAACCCTCCCTATAAGGTATGCCAATGCTGATATAGAAGGGTCCGAACAGTACGTACTTCCTGCAGGAGGAGCTTTCTCGTATACGGAAACTCAGTTTTGCTTACGTATGATACCTCCTACTGGTGGAGTTGGTAGTAAGGCAAATGGGTTACAATTAGAATCTAACTTCACCCTTCAAAATGCTTCTAACTTAGCAGTACCGTATACGACTAGTGTGCAGTCTACTTATACAGGAACGATAACAGGTAACGCTTCATACGCACTGGTAGCTGAAACTAATGACGGGGTAGACATATCCCTTTATATTTTAAATACGCTTGTCGGGGCCAACATGCCCGTATTACCAACAGCTACCATAACAGGAGTTATCCCATACCCGAATAGTACCGTTACTAATCTTTTAAATTTTAGCAGCATAAGTAACGCAATTTTAGCTTTCGGAGGGAAGACCGTATCTAAGTTAAAAGTGTATCGGGCGACAGGTAAGCATGTCGCGTACAATGGCCTATATAAGCTAGTAGCAAAGTTTGGAGTAGACGGGGCATCACTGTTAACGGTAACTGATAAAGGTCAAGATGAAGCGGCGTACACAGTTTGTAGTGACACTTCTGCCTTGTACAAACAACCGTCTTTCTCGACTCTTTCTAATACCCCTATGGTGAATATACTAACTGGTGGACTTAAGACGGTAGTTGATACCGCAGTATTCCAACAGAGAGCGTACTACGCGATAAATAAAGGTCTATGGTGGGGAACTAGCGTATACAACAATACCATTGTAGCTTCGAGAGTAGGGTCACTAAGTCAAGTGCTGTACCCTCAAATATCTAACCCAGCAGATGCTTTTCAATTTAGTGTACCTGAAGATAAAGGTGGGTTCCTCACTCACCTTGCCAGCTTGTCTAGGCTTGTGGCCTTTACTAATACTTCCACCTTTGTAATACAAGGGGATGATGCTGGGATTATAACGCCCACTTCAATTAACCCGTATAAAGTATTGTCCTTTGGTTGCATGGAAGGAGTGCCTCCTGCAGTATCAGGAGAGACTTGTGTATTTGCCGCTTCAGGTGGTGGGGTAGGATACCTTAGCATAACTGCTTACGGGTCCATAGTAGCAGGTAATGCTTCTGCTCTTGCAGGACACATGTTTGAAAACAAAACAATTCTTTCGATAGTACCTTTGAGGGACCGCAAAGCCCTGCCTGTATTTTTAATAAATACTACTGAAGGTGACGTATACGAGTGCTATAAAGTGGGCGAGTTTTTTGCGTTCTTTAGAGTTAATATGCTAGGGCTTCCTTCTAATGGTAAAATCACTGACGGGGGTATTTTCCCGTCAACTCAGATTATGTCTCCTGCATACTCTGGGTATTCTTTCGGAGCCGAAGTATATATTAACTACCGTATGTTAAACACTGACACACTTAATAGTTATGTTAATTCGGTGGCCATGATACCGGAGCCTTTAGTAAGTACTAAGTACTTAGACTTTAGTAGTATATTAGATTATTCAACGGGAGTAGGGACTATCCCTATCTACTACGAGTACCCCTATGAGGTAGACGTAGATACCTTTATTACAGGGTGGTACACATTTAATAACTATACTGTTAGGTCATTGGTAGAACCTTATAACGTCAACTCATTTTTAACTCAACTTAATGACCCTACAAGCAACTGGCTTCCTAATACTACTATTCAAGTTACTGCAGGAAGCTTGCCGCTAAACTTAGACAGTATAAACCCAGTTACTAAAGGTACTCTGTACATGAAGTTCACTTGGCTTGAGGGTGGCGAGTTGAAAACTTCTTATGCTGAGTTAGTGCGTGGTACGGCAATAGATGCGTTTCACTTTAACTACACTTTTGAGTTTAGTGAGATAGTACCTACCTACCTACGGACTAGTGATATTCTATTTAGTCCTTTACCTACGGTGAACAGAGAGAGCATTATGGTTCAAGGCATGGCTATAGCAGAAATTGCTTTCACCACTTCATTGATACCATCAAGCTCCGCAGCGTACGCCAGTCTTAGGGGTTACTGCGACATGATGGGGTACTACGTAAATGGGCTAGGCACTATGCTGGCACCAATAGAAATTCCTATAACTATCGAAGTCAATGGCAATATTTACGGTAACTACAAAGACCCTAGCGAGACTATTACAGTAACGCTTAAGCACTACTATGACACACCGACTTCAAATACTGAGGTTATAAGTGGGCTAGGCAACTTCTTCGAAATAACTTTACCTGAAGCTTGTAGCTGGTTTGTAATGGGAGCCCCTGCAATTGGTGAGATTGAAACTCTCCCAGTAGCCTCAATTGAGCAGGACATAACTGATACTAAGAAAAACATAGATTACACTTCAGTTCTTTTGTACAAAACTAAAGGGCTTAGAGTGGGAGAGGTAGGTCAACCTGATACTGAGCTGGAGAGGTTTGACTTTACTACCGAAGACTCAGTAAGTGACCCCGTAGAGTTCTCGGGCCCTAAGAGTCATAACTTCAGTTCAACTTGGAACGACCATGGTAAAGTACGAATATCTGGTATGGATTTACAGCCTTTCAGTATATCTGGTATCATACCTAAAGGTAACGTAGGAGGGTTCGGTGGCTGAAAGAAATTCTAGTAGAAGTTCAATTAATAATAGTGGCCGCAACTCGCCTAATGCTAAGTTTCCGGGCAACTCTTACTTTTTACAAGAGCAAGAGGGGAACCCACTAGCTACCGAAATACAAAAGACCCCAAGGGTAGACCTTGGAGATATATTTAACCTTGCTGGCCCCGGAGCCGATGCAGCTAAAATTGACATAGCTGATAGGGAAGCAAAAGTTAAAGCCTTAGAGAACCAAAAGAAAGCCGCACTAACAAGTTCGGCATTGCAATCACTGACAGATGTTATGGCCTCTGAAACTCAATACGAAGCTATTAAAGGTGCAGCGGCTACCAACATATATTTGATGAACCACCAGAAGTCTATGGTAATGGCAGCAGGCAAGCAAGCTGCGCTAGATAGACAGATGGAAGGCGAACTAAATGCTGACAAAGCTTCCCTGTCATTAGCAGCTCAAGGTCAAGACCTTGGAGGGGCAGGAGCAGATAAAGTCACAAGCTCTTATCGTGCAATGGGCATAATGAACGCTGCAAGAGAAGAAGCTAAAATGTATGCTGAAATGGCCGGATACGACATACAAATAGCTAATGAAGATTACGGCGTTGAAATGGCAGGATTACAAAATGATATGGCACTCACCCAAGGTATACTAAATGTTGGTATGTCTGCAGGTGGGTACTTCGCAAAATAGTAGGAGTTAGTTTATGGGACTTAGATCACCGCAAGAGCTAGAGCAAGTACAGGTAGGAGTTAATAACCTGCCTTCCGTTTCTGCGGCAAAAACTGCAGCAGTAGATTTAGCTACACCTGCTAATAACTTCCTTCAGCAGAAAGCTCTTAATGACCAGATCGAATCAGTTAAGGGTACAGTTGCACTTAGGAAAAATGCACTAGCTAAGATATCTTCGAAGTATGCAGTAGATAGTGTTACTAGTGAAATTAAAGCTAGGATGGCAGCACTTGAAGGTAACAACGCCATAAAAGAAAGCGATAGCTTATACAAAGAAGCATTGAGAGAGTTAGACGGGATAGAAGATAAAGCCCCTGAACATCTTAAGGCCCAAGTACGTTCGGATAAAAAAGGGAAGGTACTTGAGCTGCAGACTCTTATGACAAATAAGATGCAGACCGAAGGGCGAAAAGCTTCTATTAAAAGTGGTGAAGCCATTACTAAAATGTACACTATGGAAGCTGCAAGCTCATTCTTAGATATTGATAAGTTTAAAGAAGAATATAACAATACTTATGACTTCGCTTCAAATACAGAAAGAATGAAGGGAAGCTCTGACGATGATAGAGTATTTAGTTCAGGCGTAATAGCTTCTAACTCTGTATTCAAAGGAGTGGAGTTCTCACTATCGCAAGTAGCCACCCCTGATAAAGTTGATGAAATTGAAAAATATTATAAGGATGTAGTACTTCAGGACGGTGACATACACGTAAACTCTGCCGACCAGACTAAAATTAATAATGCGTTCACTAAGGCCAAAGATAAAACCGAAGGCGACATGGCTTACCACTTAGCCGCCAAGATGCGGGGAGAAGTTAAAGAAGGGCGAATGACCCTAGCACAAGCAGAAGAGGAACTATTTAAGCAGAGTGGTAATGAAAAGGTAGCTAGAGGCAGTTACGGGCTTTTAATCCAGCAGGTAAAAGCTGACGGAGAGGCTATTAAGGCTTCTGATAACACTAAGTTCGGTGCCGCCATTAAAGCTGCAGAGGAAGGTAATCCATTAAAGGCTGCAACTATTATCCAAGAGATGTCTCCTACTATGCGAAGCAAAGCTTCCGAGTGGATGAATAAGACTGAAGGCGGTACTGCTAACTTATACACTGACCCTGAGACTTGGCAGAAAATTCAAAAAGACTTTGGGGCTAACGATCAATCAATCTTAAAAGTGAATCCCAATATAATGCTTAACGCAAAAGACCGTAGGTGGGTATTAAATACTCAGGCCATTATCGGAAGGCAAACTCAAGCTAAAAAAGAAGATATTGATACTGGAGCTAAGGGGCTTACTCAGGCGTACGCTGAAGCTGGTAAAATAGCCACGGCTAAATTAGCTGAAGACTACACGATGGATAAGCAAATGCAAGCCAAGGTTCAAATGAACGCTAGAGTACTATGGTTTGATGTAGTGGCCAAGTACCCTGCAGACGTTAACCCGGCAGTACTAGTAGGGGAATTTAATAGATTAGCTAAAGACCCTGAACAAGGTATCCTTAAAGATGTTACTGAAGTAGGAACGCTAGGCAGTATTATCAAATACATTAAGCCTAAAGCTAAATTATGGGACTGGTTTTATGATACTAAAACAGAGGCCCGTCCAGAAGAGGAGTTCACCCCTAGAAAGCAGACCGGGGGTAGGGAAAAACAAGTTAACCCTAATGAATATGATAAAGACCCTATGCCTAGTGCCGCTAAGATTAATCAGTTACAAGACGCGTATGCTAAGGTAGGTACGAAGTTAACGCGAGGAGAGGCGGCAAACCTAGCTAAAGAATTTGAGCGTCGAAGAAAAGCTAAAGCTAAAGCTAAATAGGCGATCCCGATAGTATTTGTCTCGAAGTAAATATCAGTGGTACACTTAAATCACCAACCTCAGGAGATTTATGTCTGACGATACTTTCGACCAATCCGAACTAGATTCATTTGTTATTAACGATACTTCTGAAAAAGATACCCTAGAAGATACTGGTAAAGAAGACTCTTTTGACTCAGCTGAATTAGATAGCTTTGTATCAAAGCAAAATCCTGTCGTAGATACCATAGATCAAGAAGTGGTAGCTGCACCTGAAACAGACTATGTTCAATCCGCGTCGATAGGTGTCAAAAGAGCCATTGATAAAGTCGATACGTACTTCAACACAACTGACCCTTCAAAAGCTGTTAAGAGTAAAGCGTACACCCTTAAGGAAAAAGCTAGTATGCTAGGTATGGCGAACTCTAGCGACTTAGAAGGTGTGCCTGATAAAGACATAGATCAAATGCTAATTAAGCGTAAGGCAAATGCTGCGGCTTTAATGTTTCCTGACTTCGTTAATAAGGCAGATGCTAAGTCACTAGAGTATATGTTCAGTAACCCCGAAGTAGTTAATAAGCTTAATAACTCTGCCAAGGCTAGAGCTATGAAGTCTACTACGGTAGAAAAGTTTTTAGCTACCAACAAAGCTTCAATACTGGCTATGGGTAATAACCTGTCTTTTATAACTGGTAAGACAGACTTTGACGAATGGGCGTACACGTACCAGATACTCGCTTCAGAACGTATGGCAAATAATGTTGAGACTAAAGGGACTCCAGTACTCAATAACATGTACGCCAAGTGGCACCCATTTAGTGATAAGAGCGAGTTCAGCTTTGTTGATATTGCTAAATATATCCTAACTGACCCTGACGGGGCTAAAGCGGCGTACGCTGAAGCGTCTAACTCGGCCTTCTCTGTTGGAGCTTCTATCGCAGGTAGAGTAGCTGGTGGGGCTGTTGGAGTAGCAGTAGGTGCAGTTGGTAGTCCTATCGGTATGGTAGGCGGTGCAGTAGCTGGGTCCTTCCTTGCTGGTGGTGTAGCCGCAATGGATGAATTTATCCAAAATGAAATTGCTGAAAAATACACTACCGTAAATGGAGTTATCAATTGGGAGGCACTACGTACTGACATCGATAGTATCAAGGCCCGTTGGCAGATTGAGGCAGTAGAACACTCACTCATTGGTGCAGTAGCAGAAACTTTAATAGCACCTAAGCTGCTAGGGCTGGCAGGAAAAGTAATCCCTGACGCAGTAAAAGAAAAAGTAGCTACTAAGGTTTTTAAATCATCAGTAGTAAACGCTCTAGCTAAAGCTGGAAAGTTCACTGGTAAAGTGGGTAAAGAAGGCGTTAAAGAGTTTGTCGGTGAAGGACTAGGAGGCACTGCCCCTAAGAATATTATCGATTTCCAAAACGGAAGACTTACTACAAACAAAGTATTATCAAGTGTTAAAGACTTCGCCCGTGAAGGTACTGCTGGGGCAATAACTGCGGGTACTGTGGGATCGTTTACAGTCTCATTAGAGGCCGGACTTAATAAGGCACAAGGTAAGATAGATGCGTATAAAGCTGATAATACCCCGCCACCAATTCCACCATCAGCTAAACCTTTCAATGAGCGTACTGCCGAAGAGAGTGCTACTGCTGACTATAAAACTCGCCAAGCTGAAACTACGGTAGATCATATTGAAGGTATGGATCAGGACGCAGACACGTTAGATAGTGTTACTGATAGGACTGATAGAGAAAAAGTTAACTTAGTAGATGCTGCCAATGCAGAATCTTTTACTACTGACGATACTACTGATGCAGATGGAGTGGTTACTAGAGGCGTATTTGTAGAAGGTACTCCTACTGAAGAGAACGTCAACGGTGCCGATCTTAATACTCTTATCGGGGAAGACGTAGCAGTGTTTAAAGAGATACTATCTGAAGATAGATACGTAGCTTTAGATGCGGCCATTAAGACTGGAGAAAACTTTACGTTTACTTACGGGGAGTGGATTGTAGGTACCAACAAGCTTAAAACAAAGCACCCTACCATTACCCATCTAGTCATTAATAAAGAAACAGAAATGTCCGGGTACGAAGCGGTATCCCACCTATCCGAAGTGCTGGACTTGTTACAGTCTCAATACGATAGTCTAGTTGCCCCTGCCGTGGAGTCTACACCTCCAGCGATACCCGGCATTTCTGCTGATATGATAGCGGATAGTAATACCGCAGCAATCGGACAACGTAAACAGACAGGTGTAGTAAAATCTGTAACACCAACTGGAAACATTAACCAAGTTAAGTTAACCCTTATCGATGGAAGTGAGCATACGATTGAACTCTACGATAAAGAATCTGCCCAAGATATTCAGGGCATTGCCGACAATTTATCTAAGCAGTTCTCTAATGCCCTAAAGGCTTCCGGTAACACCCCTGAAATTACCCAGCAAGCTTCTCTCCAAGGTATCCCTGTCATCATGAGAGTATTAATTAAGAGAGCTAAGGCACTAGGTAAACCTCTTTCAGAAATGGCAAAGAGTATTACTTTCAAGAGTGATGCTTCTAGCGGTAGTGCTTATATTGGGATGCAAGGGTTAGATAGTAAGTCAGTGGTCTACGGAGTAGGTAGAACGGCGCAACGGGTGTCTACTGTAGCTCACGAATTTGCTCACGCTATCCTGCACTTCATGACAGTTGATAGTAATGAACTTGAAGCTCAGTCGCAAGCAGGTACGCTAAATGCTGAAGGGATAGAGTACCTAGATGTTATTAGGTCCACGGCTAAACTTTTGGGGCTAAATAATATTTCAGAAGTTAATAATATTACAGCCACCACCCTTACAGACCCTAAGACTGGGAAGATAATAACTAAAAACCAAAGCAGACAGCCACTTACTATGCGAACCGTAGTCCATGAAAAGATGGCCACAACTATGGAAGTGTTTCTCAAGGCAGGTAAGTTAGAAACTGAAACGATGGAAGTTGAGATGGCCCAAATCCTACTTTACTGGAGAGGGCTTATTCCTTCGGAAGTACTAAGTAGGCAAGCTTCAGTGGCAGCGGTAGAAGGCTGGACATACTCAGGAGAGTATCATCAAGCACTTGACCCTACTGACGAAGTGGGACACGTATTTCACGGCATGTATTCGGTTAATCAGGAAATTGATAAGACTATTGTCCCAATGTTTAACTTCAACTATTTCCCTGTTGAAATCCTTGGCAAGGGTGGGCAGTTAATTATTAATAAACTTATTGAAGCCAAGCACACTGCTATCGCTAAAGTATTTGCCAAGATGTACGCGGATTCAATTAATGCCAGACACTTGATAAATACGCCTGAAGCGATTGCTAAGATGAACAAGAGACTATCTGCAGTCTACGCTTCTACCTACGCTGGTGGAATAGTCATGCAGCTTAATGCTTTAGGGCTTAAAGTTACTGAAGCCATGTCTAAAGACTTAAGTGCTATTCAAGAGTTGCTTAATAGAAATGCTATCGATAAGGCAGAGTACACAGGTGAGGCAACTACTGACGACATTATAACTTTAACTGAAGCTGAGTCTGACCCTAGTGACTCTGCTGAAGCTATCATTAGTAGAATGGTTGAAACCTTTACCGGGACTAAGGTAGAAGTATATACGGAAGCCTTGGAGTCTTTAGGTTATGTGACTGACGATAAGGTTAAGCAAGCATCAGAAGACATGCTTGCTAAAAGTCTACCTGCTATTCTCAATGACCAATTCACCCAGATAGTAGCTGCCTTTCCTGTAGAAGCTAAACAGCTTTTTGCCGCATACATTAAGAGTGGCAAGGTATCTTCGAGAGTGGTCAATAAGCAAGTAGCCGTAGCTGCTGGAGTAGCTATCAATAAAATGCCCGCAAATAAGTTAAGTCTAAAGGGTGCTATTGCGGAAGTACGAACCTCAAATACTGCAGTAGTAAATTTATTCAACCAAGGAAAGTACCTTGAAGCTTTAGCGACCAAGTTTGATGGGCTAGTTAAGTCTGGGATAATGGACCGTATTTCTGATATTATGGTTAAAGTTGCTGCTGCTAAAAAGGCGATAGAGACTTTCAGTTCAGTTAAATACATGTCATCAAAAGAAAATGCAGGTAAGGTCCACCCTGAAACGATGGCCTTTCTAAGAGATGTACTTTTCAAAATAGATAATAAAATACCAGTAATTTTTACCAACATTGATTCATTAGACCCTGACTTAAATATGTTCACAGAAATGCTAACTGAAGACATGTTGGCGAATATTGCAGGGAAGGAACTAGGCTCTGTCGAGGTAACTCTGGAGCTTGGAGACTACGCTAGAGTAATGGCCAAAGTAGCTGCTCACGGGATCAAGCTTGAAAAGGAAGCGCAAGCCTTCTTAGCTACTACCCAAGTTCAGAAGATGAAAGGTGAAGTACTTAAGTCTACAAAAGTTTGGGATGTACGTAGCTGGCTCCCACAAGTCAACTCCGTACATGGAATATTTAGCGCGTTTTATACTAGTCAAGAGGCGTACCACAGGTCCTTCGTATTCAAAAAGATATATGCTATTGAGCAAGGTGAAGCTAAGGCGACTAATGGGGCCAATGAGATTGGGATTAGAATTAAGAAGATGGCAGCAAAATCACTATCAAGAAAATTTGAACCCACTACACTTACTCGTACAGGCATTATCGTTAATACCCGTGACCAGCTTATAAGCGTACTTATGCACCTAGGTTCAACATCAGGTAGAGATACCCTGCTTAGAACGCATGGAGCAGTTACGGTAGACCCTAATACGGGCACTGACATCCTTATGGAGTCAGAGCTTATGGAAGATTTAAACGACATGTTTAGTCAAGGGGTAATTAACGCTGACGATATTAAGCTGGCCAATGATTTATGGAAAGAATTTCCACTACTGCTTGGTATGCTTAAAGAGGTATACCGTAGAGACAAAGGCGTAGCAGTAGGGGAAATTGTTGCAGTACCATACGATATTGGAGGATTAACTTTAGACGGTGGCTACTGGCCACTATCTACCGACGAAGTAATTCCAGTAGGTGCAAATTCAGTTAAATTTTTACAGAAAGTATTTGGTGGATCACTTAACTTCGGAAGAACTAAAGAACGTGGAAGCGGTAAAAAAGAACCACTTAAACTAGGCTTAGGCCCAATGTCTTCTTACGTTAACTACGTAATGAGGGACTACCATATCAAACCACCAATGGCGTTATTCAATGCCTTTATCAATGATACTGAAGTCAGGGAGCACTTAGTAAATACTAGGCCCGGAGCACTTGAAAATCCTAGTCGCATAGGAAACAACTCTTATGAGACAGGTATCATTGGCGACTGGATCAAAGACGTAGATGGGCAGATACGCAGTGACGTAGACCCTAACACGGACAAGCTACTAAACTGGCTAGTCACTAATACTGCAGTAGTTTTTTATTCTATGGATGCACTGGCAGCAGTGACCAACCTTGTCTCAGGACTACCCGCTGCGCTACCGTACACTGCAAGCAAGTCAAGACTTACGATGAACGCAGCTTTATGGTTCTTTAAAAAAGGGACTTTTAACGAGCGTATGCAGCTATCTGAACAGATGAAAGCTAACGAAAAAAGCTTTGTTCAGTACTTTGCAAACACTAATACGGAAGACTTGTATAGCCAAAAGACTAAGACTAAAGAATTTGTAGATAAAGTTTCAATGACTGCCATGCGAATGTCACAGCATATCCTCGAAAGCATTGTCTGGAATACGGAGTTTGAATCTCAATCCGCTAAGGGGGTGCCACAAGAAGCTGCAGTAATTAAAGCTGATGCAGTAACGCGGGACACCATAGGAAGTTACTCAATATCCAATAGGGCGATAGGGCAGAAAGGCGGGACACTAGGTAGACTACGCAACATGGCAACTATGCACTTGTTTAAGTTTAAAGCATCACTTAACCTAGAAATGAATAGGGACGGTGCAACATCTCGCAAGGCCTACATGTCAACAATGCTTATAGGTTCGGCGCTATTATCAACTAAGATCGCCATGGAACTATACGACATGGAGACTCCTGATAAAGCAGGGGAAGATGAAGAAGAGAAGAAGTTTAAAATGCAGTTGCAAATGTACACTGAAATGCTTCCATACTTCTTCGGCTCTTACGGGCGCATGTTGTCTGCCACTATTAACTTCGGTATAGGGGCAGACTTGTCTATTACCCCTATGGAACAGGCAATCAAGAAGTCATTTAGAGCCCCTAAACGCCTAGCAGTAATTGCTAAAACTAACAGTACTTTGACCACTAGAGACTTCGCAGATGTTATGGCAATGGCGACTATGTTATCTGGAGTACCTTTCTCAGGACTAGCAAACCTTAGTGACATAGGTACTACGTTTAGCGACCATGACAAGCTATCGAAAGAGCGTAGGAAAGAGGATGCCCTTAGAATACGTTACACACAGGAGTTTGACCGAAAGTACAATCCATTGATTGATTAATAACTGCGTATGATGTTACACTTGTACAAATAGGGGAAATATGACCATACCTTTAAGTACTATATCGTACGACCAATATACAGGTGACGGCTCTTTAAGTGTCTACCCTATTACTTTCCCTACTTATGAGACTTCTACCGTTAAGGTGTTTGTATCTACTAGAGCAGAATGGGACCGTATACAAACCATTGCACCTATTACCGAAATAGTTTTAAGTACTGACTACGTTATAAATAACATAGGTAAGCCTAGTACTTCGGTAACTCTACTAGATGCTTCTGACGTACCCGTTGACTGGGTAGGTCCAATACCTGCTAGACAAATATGGCTTGATGCTAGTGGGTTTTTAAAAACAGGATACTTCCTATTTATAGAGTTCATATCTAACCCGATGCGACCTTCAGTATTGTCCCATGGCAATCAACTTGTTCCTGCCTTATCGAAAGATTTAGACAGGCTTACTATGCATGTTAAAGCTCTCGACCATAAATTACTAGAAAGTTTTAGTTACCTTAATAACCTTGCAACTGGTGGACAGGTAGGCGACCTACTTCCTACTGACGGTGTATTAGGGGATTACTTAGAGCATGACGGTATAGAAGCAATTTGGCAGACAGGTGTTTTTTCTGGATTCTCTGCTAGGTACAACACTGCACTAGACTTACCAGACCTACGTGCAGCTTTACTTTATATATTTAACTTTTCGTATGTTGCCCCAACTATATCTCTATCGTGCTCTCCATCTCAGACAGTACGTGAGAAGGGGTCTGACGTAGCTGCAGTTACTATGAACGCTACAACTGTTAAGAAAGCTTTAGATATTACTGCGGTAACGCACTTTAGAAATAGCGTACTTGTAGAAACTGAAGCGGCTCCACAAGCAGGTGGAGGCCTTGAGAGTTATGTAGACTCAACTCCTTTCTCAGACACTATGACATTCTTTTCGAAAGTATTTGACGGTACTACGCTTGTACAGTCAAACACAGTTACCTACTCATACGCGTACCCTTACTACGAAGGTGTTGGCGCAGCAGCTTTGGATTCAACTGGAATTGTAACTAACTTAACTAAGGTAGTTAGAGCTTCAACTGCTACTGTTGCGGTGACTAGTTCTCCTGTTGGGCAGAAGATTTACTTCTGTTACCCAGCAGCATACGCAGACTTAACATCTATCCTTGACCCAAGTAGTTTTGAAGTTCTCTCAGCGTTCACCAAGAGGTTGGTAACTATTACTGGCCTAGACGGAACGCCTCAGTCTTATAAGGTGTACGAGTTGAACGCATTAACTACTCAGACTGGGTATACGATAACTTTTAAAAGGTAATTGATAATGGGTATTAATCTAGTCACAAATTTTTCAGTAGGTGTGCCTTCACCGCTTGATGACCGTGACGTTGTTGCCGACATAGCTGCCCGTGATGCTATTGCTGCTGGAGTTCGGTATCCGGGTATGGGTGTTCACGTAATTGATTCAGATGGCTTTGGTCTTGTAAAGAACTACCAACTAGTCGGAGGCATAACTAATAGTGATTGGGATGAGTTTGCTGGTGGAGGTTCAGGTGGGATATCTGAATGGGTGGATGCAACGGTCTACGCTCTAGATGCTCAGGTAGTTTTCGAAAACAGTATTTACAAGTGTACTACTGCCCATACTTCAAGTGCTGCCTTCATTACTGACATAGCTAATTGGACCAAGATATTATCTTATGACACAGTAGTTACTTCGGTAGTAGGAGATAGGACGGCAGATTACAGTGACGATGTTCTATTAGTAGATTGTTCAGCGTTCAATGTTACTATCACAATAACGCTACCTGCGGCAGTAGACGCTAAGAAAATTTTAACCATTAAGAGAATAGATAATACTGCTTACGATGTAATTATCATTAGGGTAGGGGCAGACCTCATCGACGGTCAAACATCAATAACACTTTTCAGACAGTACGACTCTATTCGGTTAGTAGGTACGTCAACACTTTGGAGCGTAATATGATAAAAATACTCATAGCATTTGCACTGACCTTTAATGCACTTGCAGCTAACTTACCTCTTTCTGTTAAGGGGCAAGGTTCGACAATTATTAAGAACGTTACTGACCTTACGCTACCTAATCAACAGGTAACATCCCTTGGCAAAAACACAGTCCACTTAGAAACTGGCAACAATAACATCCTCCACAATCCAAGCTTCGAGCAAGCTACATTAGATGCTGGGGTTACTACATGGAACCACGGGGCACTAGCTCCAACTCTTGAAGAGTCAAGCACTGTAATTGCAGGTAAAAAAGTATTGGTCTTTAGTGCTTCGGCACAAGCGATTCTACTTACCCAAAGCTCAACTCTATATGAAGCGGCATTTGCTGACGGTGTTCAATGCC